TCCTGGCTTTTTTTTGTGTAATCGGCCGACTTCAGCACCGCCTCGCGCAGTTGCTGCGTGGTGTAGCGCTGCCCCTCGATCTCGACGGCGGCCGCCATGTCAGTGGTCGTCTGTTCGAGCGGCGCTGTCCCTGGTGGCACGGCCACGCCAGGCACGCCCAGGGCGCGCTCCATGGCCGACAGACCAGTCTCGGCCTTGGGTGCCGCGTCAGATGCCTTGGGTGCCTCAGCAGGCTTCTGAGCGCCAGCAATGGCGTCGTTGGGCGCTGGGCGGCGCTCGGGTGCTGTGGACTCTGGTGCGCCCTGTTGGCGGCGCTGCTGACTGAGTAGCCGGGCGGCCTCGGAGACGGAGATAGCGGGCTGCGATGCCGGCGGCGGGCTGCTGGATGGGGCTTCGCCGCCACCTTCAGCCGGACCGGCGGGTGCGGAGGTAGATTCACTCATGGGTCACCTATTCAAACGCCTTGACGCGCTCGGCCTCATCGCGCGCCGCATCGACGTAATCCACCGCCGCCTCCAGCGCGCCGCGGAACCGCCCCAGCGCCAGCACCATCTGCCGGTTGGCCTCGCGCTGCACCACGTCATCGGCGATGATCGCCTTCGTCGTGGCGTCCTCGATCAGCGTGTTGAGCACGTCGTTGAAGATCTTGTCCGACAACAGCCGCTTCGCGCCCTCGGCGGCGATGATCTGGTCAGTCGTTAACTGAGGCATTGGACCACGGCCTGTGGTATAAGCGGAACGGCAGCGACGTTCTCAGCGTCGTGCCGTTCCTGACCACCGCGAATGAGGAAGCACTCGCCATGGCTAAAGGAAAACCTAACACAGCCGCCGTCTTTTGGTCATACGTCCGCCGGTCAGACTTGCTCGGTTGCTGGGAGTGGACTGGTACATCAGACGGATACGGTTATGGGTGCATTCAGTGGCAAGGCCGGCTGTGGAAAGCCCACCGTCTTTCATACGCACTGGCATTTCCAGACTGGCAACGCAAAGAATGCGTCCTGCATCGTTGCGATAACCGCCCTTGCGTGAACCCGGCGCATCTGTTCCTTGGATCACGGGCGGACAATGCCGCGGATAGGGACGCTAAGGGCCGCACTAACCCAGGGCGGCCATTCGGCGAGGCTAACGGCAGTTCCAGGCTGACAGTCGCACAGGTTATTGCTATCCGCATCGATCCGTTGAGCCAGCGACAGGCTGCAAAGAAATACGGCGTGTCGTCTTTCGCAATCGGCCAAGTCCGTAGACGCAGAACGTGGCGATCTGTTCCCTAGGCGCCTCCCGGCTTAGGCAGCGGCGGCCCTCCCGGCCCAGCAATCGCGGACAGCATGGCATTGTTGGTTATGTTGCCATACGCCGACGGCATACCCTTGCCGGCGAGAGCACCACGCACTGCCATGGCCGTTGCCGGGTCCAGGCTCGTGCTCGGCGCGGGGCGCGGCGCCTGTTGCGGCATCATGGGAGGGCGCGGGCCAGCCAGTTGCGGCTGCATTGGCGGCGGAGCACCGGCGGGTTTCGGTGGCTGTTGTGGCTGGCCAGTCGCAGGCTGCTGTGGACTCATTGGGGGAGGAAGATCTGCCAACAACCCGACGGCCGGAGCCTTGGACTTCATTGCAGCCTGAAATTCATCGAAACTTGGCGCTGGCGTACCGAATTGGGCAGCCGCGACCCAGGTTTTCGCCCAGGCATCCAGGGCTGACTTATCCCTTTCCCGGTCGTCCTCTAATAGCAGCTTGGCACGATCCGTTTGCGCCTTGGCGCGATCGGTTTCCAAACCGGCTGCGGTCTTTTGCTGCTCTACTGCCGCAAGGATCTGGTTGGGATCTGGCTGCGGCTCCTGTGGTGGAGGCTGCCAACCCGGTGGCAATGACTTAAAGTAGCTTGACGTATCGGAAATGCTCACCGTCTCCAACATGCGGGTCAGTGTGTTCCGATACTCTTCAACCCCCACGAGGGGGTTATTCAAGCCCTGTGTGCCGAGAATCTGCTCTTGTTTCTGAGCGATGGCGTTGAGCATCGCCAGTCGCTCATGCGGCATGCCCTTGCCACCGACGTTGATGGAGGTCTCCCACATCGTGGCCAGCGCGCGCGGATCGATGGAGATCCACTCGCCCCTGATGCGCACCACGTTCGGCCGGTCCTGCTGGCGCGCCATCATGCGCAGGATGCCGGCATAGAGCGGTGCCAGGCCGGTCTCCGCGAGGGTGCGCGCCACCATGTCCAGGCGGTCCTGCGCGGCGCTGCTCTGCTGGCTCACCGCCACCGGCGAGGTGGACTGCAACTCGTCCACCGTGAGGCCAGCGCTGGCTCTGGTGATGCCGGTGCGGCTTTCCCTGATGGCCTCGAGCACGTCCATCACCGGCAGGGCTTCCTTGCCGGCGAACGGCTTGACCAGTTCCGCCACCGCGCCCTGCTGGGCCACCCGGATGATGCTGCCGATCGCCGTCTGGCGTACGTCCGCCAGGTTCGCTTGCCCAATGACGACAGCCGTGCGCGGGAACATCGCTTGCCCGAGGCTATCGAGCACCGCACGCATAACGCGGGATTCCACCCGCTGCAGGTCCATGACCATATCGGCCTGGCTGCTGCCGATAATCCGTCCCGGCTCCCGGTAGGGCGTGAAGCACGCCAACGGGATCTCGTCGCAGCGCTCCCACTGCACCAACGTCGAGGCATCACCCAGCATATGCACATGGATCAGTTCGGCGCGGTTGTCGCCATCGGTGTCGCACCTGATCCAACCCTCGGCATAGCGCACGATGCCCATGCTGCGGTCGTTGGGCGGCGCGCCCTTGATGTTGTAACCCTGCGCATAGTCCCGCGCGATGATCTCCTGGCGCTGCCGGGTCCGCATCATCGAATCGCGATGCGCCAGCACCTTGTCCTCAGGCAGCCCCATCTCGATCAGGTCGGAGGCCGCGACATCCCGCACATGGAACACCGCACGCGCGCCCTCGACGGTGGCGGCGTCAGCGACTACCCAGACGCATTCCGCCGCCACCGCCTCGATCACCGGCCACGATTGTTGGGCGCTGCGGGTGATAGTCGCCGACCAGTACTCCGCCGGGGCGCCCTGGCTCAGATACATCTGCCCGTCCGGCGTCTTGGCCAGCGCCTCCTGCTCGCGCTGCAGCATCGGCCGGCGCACGATGCGCTGCGCCTCGATGCCGGGTTCGGCGAGCAGCATCTGCAGTTGCGGCAATAACAACCCCTCGCACACCTCGGTGCGGATCTGCTGCCGCTTGCCCCAGTACCAGCGCACCCAACCGGCCTTGCGGGTCAGCGCATCGAGCAGCGCGTCATGCAGCACCGTCCACCCCTTGTTGGCGGTGAACAGCGCCCAGCGGCAATAATCCGTCGCCTGCCGCGCCAGCGTGGTGGCCAACTGGTCGTTGCCGGTGATCTCGCTGCTGATCGGCTCGAACGACACCGGATCTTCCACCGCCGTGAACAGCCGCAGCAGGCTAGGCAGCGTCTGCCTGATAGTGTCGCGCACCACCGTGAGCACGATCTGGCTGCGCCCCGTGGCCTCGTCACCGAACGGCCGACCGGCATAGTATTGGCTCGCAGTAATACGCTCACGGCTCAAGTATTGGTCATAGTTCTGCGCGATCTTGAAGTAATACCGCGCGACGGAAGTGATTTCCTCGTCGGTCTTGCCGAGGCGTTCAAAGATGATCTCCTGTTGCCAGGATGCCCCGTCGGGCTTGGCCGCGGGCCGCAACCCTGCCGCATACTTGCGAAGCCCGGCCGGCAGTTGGTCGTCAGTGTCGGTGTCCGCCTCGGTATCCTTGGGCGGCAGCAAATAGGCCAGCACCTGCTCGGCGCCGAGTTGCATGCCGGCGGGGCGCATGCCCTGCGGCACCAATCCGGGGATTGGCGGCATCGGCGGCGGTCCGAACGACTGCGCGGACTGGCCAAGCAGACTGCCGGGCGGCATTGGCGGCGGAGCAGCGTTTGGCATGCCCTGGCCTGGATAGCCTGGAGGCAGTGGGACCGTACCGCTCACAATCCAAAGCCCTTGCTCGGCGCATGCGCTACCGCCACATATGGCGCCATCTCAATATATGCCTCGATAAGAC